TTGTTAAGTTGGCAACAATCGTCCAAAGAATTACAGCAGCTGAAAAACGAGTATCGGATTCAGGAGATGAGTTCGGTTTATCAGAAGCAGAAAAAGAACAATTGATGAACGCAATAGAATCGGATGTTCAAGAGTTACAAAACAAACAAGATGAAGTCTTGGAATCTATTAACAAAGGAAACTAATGGCATATAAGAGAACGAAGTCTTCTGGTGGCGGTCTTAAAGACGACTTCAGAAATGATGTAGTTACTACAAATGAATTGCAGTTGCATTTAAAACAACTTGCTAAAGATGTAGAGTTCTACGAGTTAGAACCATTTGAAGTAATGGATATATACAGACCAAATGCAGAAAATGGAATTAGTATTCCTGGAGTTGTGAAGGGTAGAAATGTAATTTCTGAACAAGGTGATAGACCTGATGAGATGAGTTTTTACTATCCACTAAATCCAAACATACTACAATATCCAGTTGTTGGTGATATATTAGTTGGTATGTCTTATAAAAGTAAAAGATATTACTTGGCAAGTTTACAAGAAAACTTATCAAATGTTAATCCTAAGTATCGTAAACAATTTAATCAAAGTGGTGTAAATAATTTTGAGTCTATAAGTTCTAAACAACAATCAATAGGTGTTTTGAATAGTGATAGAAATCCATCTGATTATCAATCGGGTGAATATTTTAAAGACACTTTGTCAGAAAGACTCGTAGGTGCAGAAGGTGATACTATTATTCAAGGTAGGTTTGGACAATCTATCCATTTAGGTAGTAGTCAAATTAATGGACAAGAAGAATCACCAAATGTAAAAGTCGTAGCAGGATTAGAAGTTGATGAAGAAAGTTTAGCACTTGATAAAGCATCTATGTATATGACTACAAATGAAGAGGTTCAATATTCAGAACCAACTTTTACATTAGGTAGACAAGTTGGATTAAATACTGATTATACAGAACCACAAATTATATTTGATTCCGATAGAATTATAATAAATGCCAAAAGAGATGACATAGGAATATTTTCAGGAGGTGATGTTCACATAAAAGGAACGAGTGTAAACATTCACAATAATGAAGCGGTTAACATTGTAACCAAAGAATTAGTAGCAGATACATCAGCAGGAGTAAAAAAAGATATAACTAAAAAACTAAATGATATAGATGGTGATACACAATTATTACCAGAAAACATTTTACCGATGGCACGAGCTATGAGACCTACAATAGAAAATATTAACAACGGAGTAATATCAGCAGCATCAAAAATATTACCACCCGTAATAGCACCGGGTACACCAAACCCATTGAACATATCAGGTCACTTACTTGACTTAAGTTTTTTTAAAGACCAATTAGAAAAGGTAAAAGAGTTTTTTGAATTTGGTTGGTTAAATAAACAAGAGTGGAAAACTATATCATTAAATGAATTGAAAAAAGAACTTGGATTGAATGATTTAAAAACACTCGAAACACCAGAGTGGGATGAGTTCTTTGATGATATAGATGCGGCAAAAGCTAAGGTAGCAAACATACAAGCACAGGCAGCTGCAGCAGCTGTAGCGGTAGCAGCATTGAATGCAGCATTTGATACTATACAAGGTGGTGGTGGTTCAACACAAACAATAGTAGACGCACTTGATGCTTATGAAGCAGACCCAAACAATCCACCATTAGATACAACAGACATTAGAGATGTGATTGCAGATGGTGCTGATAATGAAGATTTAAAAAGATATCTTGACTTTGGTGGTTCACCACAAGTTAGAGAATTATTAATCAGTTCTCAACAAAAAGAACAAGAAGCTCAAAAATTGTCTGCGATGTCAATAATTGCAGACTTAGTCAATGAGGGAATGAATTTATAACTAAACAGGAGTAGTAATGAAGAAAAATGAATTAATAAAAATAATCGAATTAGTCGTCCGTAAAGAAGTCAAAAAACAGATGACAGAGATATTTATTAATGATAAAGAAGAAATCAAATTATCAGAAACGATTTCTAAACCAACACCTAAAAAGGTAATTAAGAAAAAATCTAAAAAACAATACACAAAAGACAAAGCGTTGAATGAAGTATTGAACAACACCAAACCATTGGGTTCATCAGGACAAACTGATGAGTATCCAACATTGGGCGGTGGGATATTAGGTTCTGACAATATGGCAGATGTCTTAGGTTATGGTGATTTAGGTATGGGACAAAATAAAGAAAGAGCGAGAGAAATGGCAGCAGTTGACTCAATCAAGAAAGCAGGTGTATCAGTAGACCAAGTTCCTGAAGATGTACAGAATGCATTGACTCGTGATTATTCTGGTTTGATGAAAGCAATTAATAAGAAAAAGGATGGTAACTTTAGACCATAATGGCAAGCGTAAGAGAAAAAGATAGAAATGAAGATGTCTTTATTGGAGTTAGATTTCCATTAGACCATAGTCAAGAAGGGTTTTTTTACAAAACAAAAACTATACTTGACCAAGCAAAATCTAATATGAGAAATTTACTATTAACTTCTTTAGGTGAAAGAGTTATGCAACCAGAGTTTGGTTCAACACTAATGGATGTTGTTTTCAATCAAGGTCCTGATGTTGAGAACGATATAGATGAAGCCATTAGAGAAGCAGTATCTAATTGGTTACCATATGTTATCATTAACGAAATAAATATGTTTCAACAAGGTAACCAAGTTGATGTATCAATAGACTTCTCAGTATCATTAGAGCCAGATTCATTTGATACAATAACATTTAATTTTAATATTGGAGAATAAAAATGCCGAGGCAAGTAGACTACGGAACAAATAAAAAATTAGTAAAGAAAGAGGTGAACTATCTCGGTAGAGATTTTCGTGATATAAGACAAAATCTTATTGAGTTTGCAAAAACTTATTTCCCAAATACATACAATGATTTTAATGAAGCATCACCAGGTATGATGTTTGTTGAAATGGCAGCTTATGTTGGTGATGTATTAAATTATTATGTTGACAATCAATTCAGAGAAACACTTCTACAATTTGCAGAAGAAAGAAAAAATGTATTAGCGATTGCACAATCATATGGATATAAACCAAAATTAGCAGCACCATCAACTGTAAAACTTACAATGCAAGTTGATGTTCCTGCAAAAAATTTAGGTGGTGGTAACTTTAAAGCAGACTTAGATTACGCTGGTATTGTGTCAGCTGATTCTACTGTTATGTCAGCAAACGGAACAGAGTTTACTTTGATGGATGATGTTAATTTTAAAGTATCAAGTTCATTAGACCCAATGGAAGTAGAAGTATTACAACCAGCTTCAGGTAATATTCCAACGAATTATAGGTTAACTAAAAAGGTATTAGCAAAATCAGGAACAAGAAAGACTGAAACATTTGCATTTACAACAGCTAAAAAGTTTGACAAGATAGTTTTATCAAATGATAAAGTAACAGAGATTGTGTCGGTGACGGATAGTCAAAATAATAAATACTATGAAGTTCCTTTCTTAGCACAAGATACTGTATTTGAATCAGAAGAAAATACAATACTCAATGACCCAGCGTTATCACAATATCAAAACGACGCTCCTTACTTATTAAAGTTAATCAAAACACCAAGAAGATTTACAACTTATGTTCGTGATGATAACAAAATGGAAATACGATTTGGTAGTGGAATTAGTTCAGACCCTGATGAAGAGTTGATACCAAGTCCAGACAATGTTGGTTCATCATTAGGAACAGGTATATCAAGATTAGATGAATCCTATGACCCAACTAATTTCTTAAAAACACAAACATTTGGATTAGCACCAAGTAACACAACACTCACTGTAGTTTATAATTTTGGTGGTTCAGTTGAGGACAATGTTCCTTCTAATGCTATCAATAGATTTAATAGAAAAACATATACTAATAGTACGACAGGTTTAAATAGTGACACACAAAATACATCAAATGCAACATTAGCAGTATTTAACGAAGAACCTTCATCAGGTGGTGCAAGTCAAGAAACATTAACAGAAATAAAAGAAAATGCTGCAGCATACTTTAATGCACAAAACAGAGCAGTAACAAGAGCAGACTACATCACGAGAGTTTATTCACTACCACAAAAATATGGTAATATAGCAAAAGCATACATTGTCCAAGATGAACAATTAGAGGAAAACGGACAATTAGAAGTTATCGATGGAGAAGTAAAAAGAGTAGGTAATATTTCAACAATACCTAATCCGTTAGCATTAAATATGTATTTGTTAGGATATACAGGAGATAAAAAATTAACTCAAGTAAATCAAGCAGTAAAAGAAAACTTAAAATTATATCTTTCACAATATCGAGTATTAACGGATGCGATTAATCTTAAAGACGCATATGTTATAAACATTGGTGTTAAGTTTAACATTATAACTCGTAGAGGATTTAATAAAAATGATGTGTTGTTTAGAGCGATACAACAAGTAAAGAACTTCTTTGCAACAGAAAAGTGGCAAATCAATCAACCAATTGTTTTGAGTGATTTAGCATATCAGATTTCATTAGTGGACGGAGTTGTTTCGATAGTTCCACCAGAAACAAATAACCCACAAAAGAATTTAATTGTTATTGAAAACAAAAACACTTCTAATAGTGGAGATACTTATAGTCCTAATGTTTACGATATAGATTCCGCATCAAAAGACGGAGTTATATATCCATCATTAGACCCAAGTATATTTGAACTAAAATTCCCCGATACAGATATCGAGGGTAGAGTATTGGGAGATAAATAATGCATTATTTTGAATTTGGAAAAAGAGACGCTACAATCTATTCAGGTGGAACAACAGCTTCAAGAAATACTGGATTAGATGAAATATTAGAAATAAATAAAGTTGTAAACAATAATGGTACAGTAGGTAATGTATCGAGAGTATTGATTGATTTTGACTTAACATATATTTCAGAATCAATTCAAAGTGGTCTAATGCCAGCAACAACAAAGTTCTTCTTAAATTTATATGACGCAACTTCTGAAGAAGTTGAAGCAGAACAACCACTTCACATTTATATGGTTAGTGGTAGTTGGAAACAAGGAACAGGAAAACTTGACCATAATCCAGTCACATCAGACGGAGTAAGTTATCAATATAGAGACCACGATGCTAAGACACCTTGGATTACAGGTTCAGTATTAACTGAAGGTGGTACTTGGTTTACAGCTAGTGTTGATGCTAATCAAGAGTATGGAATCAGTTCTTCATTTGATATCACATTTGATAAAAAAGATATTAGAGCAGATGTTACAGATATGGTTAATAACTTTATATACTCAAGTTCAGTTTACCCGAACAACGGCTTTATCATAAAAAGAGAAGATAGTGGTTCTTATGGAAACAATCCTGCAACAGCAAGTTTTGATTTCGATTCAGGTCAAGAAGGTGATTCAACTCGATTAGGAAATTTAAAGTTTTTTGGTAGAGAAACACACACAATCTATCCACCTAAATTAGAAGCAGTGTGGGACGATTCAGTTTGGTCAACAGGTAGTTTATCACCATTAACATCAACAGACTTAGAAAGATTAAAAGTGTATTTTAAAAACATAAGACCAGAATACAAAGAAAACACAAAAGTTAAATTAAGAATAGTTGGTAGAGAATTATATCCAACAACAGCTTTTGCTACAACACCTGCAGAATTAGATGTAAAATATTTACCAAGTGCATCTGCTTTCTATTCAGTTAGAGACGCAGAAACAGAAGAAGAAATAATTCCATTCGGTACAGGTTCAAAAATTAGTTGTGATTCAACAGGTAATTTCTTTAACATACAAATGGACGGACTACAAGCAGAAAGAAATTATAGATTTTGTATCAAGGTAATTAGTGGTAGTAATACTACTGATGAACAAATAAATTTCTATGATGATGACTATGAATTTAGAGTGGTGAGATAAAATGCCTTATTTACCAAGTGAAGCAAAAAAGAAATCAGAACTATATGATAATGTATTATCAGGTGATGTTTTAGAATATCAAAATGAAATTGAAGATTTAAAAAAATCACTAAACATATCAGGTTCAGTCGTTGATGCCAAACAACCACTAAGAGATTCAAGTGGAGTATTACAATCATTTGAAAGTCGTGTTGATGGAGTATCATTGGAAGAAGACTTTCAACAAGTTCGTTTAGAAAATAAACAACAATTTTTTGTAGGAGAACTTGATAATAGTTTTAGTTTCTTTTTTGATGATAGTCAACAAGGTGAAGAAGTCACCGATAGCGATACAACAACCGAAGAACAAATTTCTACTGAACAAGTTGAATTTCAAGCAACCGTAAGAGATTATTTAATTCAATTCGTTAATGAACATTTCAAAGAAGAAAACACACCAGATATTTCAACCGACAGATTACACGAAAAACTTACTGAATTTTTTAAAACTGAATACGATAGATACATAGGTAAAGCATATGGTGGTACTCTGATGGGATTGGTAACAGCTAAACTAAACAAAGGTAAAAACGCTGATGGTTGGGAAGATTTTAGACTAAATAAAAAAAGAGAAGTAAGAGGAATTAGTGGTAAAAGATTTAAAGAAGTTAAAAAAGATTTAAGGAATTTTCGTTATGACGAAATAGTCGAAGACCATTTATATAGAACACTAATCGGACAAGAAATATGGTTGAAACTTGGATTCCCATACATAGTAGATAAGAAACTTGATTAAGGATAACAATGGCTTTAGAATACGGATTTACAGATAAAGAAAAACAAAATTATTATCAACCGAGTAAGGTGTATAGTAGTTTTGGTAGAGATTTTACCAATGACTACATAGCATTACACGTGTATGATATGAGTGATGTATTACTTGTAACAAAGATAATGTCTTTAGATGAAGTAGGATTTACTGAAGACGGAACATTTGTTGATTTAAATATTGGACAACACTTAAGAAGTTTAGGTTTTCGTCGAGGTGATTATAAAGTAACTTACAAATTTTTAAGAAGGTTAGCCGGAAGACCAAGAACAATTTTTGTTGATGAGAAAGGAAAAATATTTACAGGTGATGTAGAAAGAAAACTAATCAATGGAGAAACAAGATACTTTCAAAAAACTTCCGATGAAGAAAAGTCAAACAATGAACCTATTGAAGTATTTATTAGAGACCAAAAATATGTCATAGCTGAATCATCACCAGACAAATCAGAATTAAGAATTTCAACAGACCCACAAGTTAGAAATGATGAATATCTAAGTGACTTCAAAGAAATGAATGCTATGATAGAATATCAACCAATAAACGATGACAATGGTGGTTTGATAAAGTTTGATTCAAAAGACCAAAATGTATTAGAGTTTGACATCAATCCACAAGATAGAGGATTTACTCAAAATATGGTAGGTGGACAAATCGTTATACCGAGTCTATATAAAATTACAGGTAATGAAGATACAACAAACGAAGATACCACAAGTGATGTTTTAGAAAAGGCTCCAAAAAGCACAGAAGAAAGATATGATGGGTTGACACAACAAGATTTAATTGAACTAGCTGCAGGTGGAGATGAAGACGCAGATAGAGAACTTCAAGAACGAGCAGCAGATAGAGATTACTAATGGCAGACGAAAGATATAGCACAGAATCAAATGGTAGAGCAGGAGCTGGTGGAGTACAAACTCGTGGCAAGTCATTACTAAAAGGTAAGAAGAAAACACTAAGGTCATTACTTGTTACGGCACCACCAAGATTACCACGACGACCTAAGATAAAAAATATATCTGAAGAAAAAAATACTTCAGAGCCAGGTAATGCTTTAGCCAATATAGTAGCAGGATATAAACCAAAACCACCTGCAAATGTGGTTAAAACTGAAATAGCAATAGAGGAAGTAGCTGAGGTTGTAAAAACAGAACCTGAACCTTTACCAGTTCAACCATTAGTTATACCTGCTCCAGTATTATTACCACCACCAATAGAAACACCTACAAAAGATATCGGTGTGCAAACACCAATGCAAAAAAGGTCATCATCAAATTTAAGACCTGATGGTGTAACAGAAATACTTGGACCAGGTGGAATAGTATTAGAAGAAATTGGTCAAGATGGAAGAGTTATTGTTGACCCAATCAAAGATGTTGGGTTTGACCCAAAAGACCCACCACCTGCTATAAAAAAATTAAGAGAAGATTTTCAAGAGCATGTTGTTACAGGTAAAGATGAAGCCGGTGAAATATTTAAACCAAAAGATGAAACTATAAAATCTTTAAAAGATAGTGGATTAGAAAGATTTATTCCAAAAGTTCCTAAACCAATCATTACACCTAAAGTTGAAACTGAAAGTGGTAATAAAGTTGGTAAAGCAAAAGAAAGAATTGTTACTAATGAACAAGCTCAAACAAAACTAACACCAAGAGATTATGTAGGAACTATTACAGAGGTGTTGGATAGTAATCGTATTCGTGTTGACTTATCGTATAATGACGGAGTAAATTTATATCAACATAAAGGTGACGATGAAGTAGGAAAGAAATTTAAAAATTTTAGAGTAAACTATATTAAGAACAATATCGAACGATACAAAACTTATATGGTAAAAGACAATGAATATTATTTAATTACAAATGAACAACTTAGTGAGAATGGAAAAGAAAGATTTGTTAAATTAAAACAACCTGCAGAAACTTGTGAAGTCGATGATAAAGTTTTGTTTGTAGAAAAAAGACTGCCAGATTATAAAGATGTGGTTACATTAAATCCATTTGTAGAAGCAGAAGATGATAGTTTATTTTTAAGACTACCAAACTTAAATTCAGTTGACAATCCAATTGACTTTCAAGGAACAAACTATAAATCTCACGATGGGTTATTGAGTAACAAAGATGATGACTCACGAGATATAGAAAGAATATTAGTATCGGGTAGTTTATTAGATGTTCAACCAAATATAGATTATCAAAAAACCACAGCTGATTTAAACATTGAACCAGACGATATTGGTTTTGGAAACTTTGTAAACTTCTCAAGTGCAGAAAGAAGATTGAGTAATTTCAAAGACAAACTATTATTGATTGAAAGTCATAGTGCAGCAAGTTCTTCGTTAACTACTGTATCAAGTTCCGCATCCACAAGATTAGATTTACAAAGAAAGAAACAAAGAGTAATTAACTCTTTTGACCCATATGAACATTTTTTATATTTTGAAAGTTCATCTTATAGAAGTGGTTCAGACGGACAATTTCACGATACAGCTTGGCCTAAAACAAATTCATCATCACCATATACATTAGCATCAATAGGTAGTGCAGCAGCTAATAGTTGGTATAATAATATGATATCAAGTGCTTCAGCTTATGACCAAAGAAATATGAACTCACTTAGAAATTCTTTACCACTACACGTGAATCAAGATACAACTAATAATGTGTTCTTAGAATTTATGGATATGGTAGGACAACAATTTGATGAAATATGGAGTTACACAAAATCTATTACAGATATTAATGTTAGAGTAGAAAAAATATCTGAAGGTATTTCAAAAGATGTTGCACAAAAATATGCACAAGCACTTGGATTAAACCTAACAAGTGGAAATGATTTAGTAAATTTACCTGAGTATTTATTAGGTAATGATTCAGATGGTACATCAGTATATGAATCACCACAAGAAACCGTAACTGAAGAGATATGGAAAAGAATATTAGCAAACTTACCATTCTTTATCAAGTCAAAAGGAACAGAGAGAGCATTGAAAGGATTGTTAAATTGTTATGGTATACCAAGTTCTATATTACGAGTAAGAGAGTATGGTGGACCAGACAAAGGAACAAGAGTCAATTACGAAATCAAAAGAAAGTTTACAAGAGCAACAGATTTTAAATCAGGTCAATACATTAAGACACAATGGAAACCTGCAGCAGATGGGTTAATTCCTGATACAATAGAATTTAGATTTAGAAGTCCTAAATCACAAGACCAAGTAATTTTACAAAAAGAAGATAACTTTGCTATCTCATTAGAAGATAACGGAGCAGCAGATGAATATGGTTATTTAAGATTTACTATAAGTGGTTCAGACGGAAGTGTAAATTATATTACTTCATCACTACAACCATTTTACAATGATGAGTTTTGGTCAGTAATGTTGACAAGAAAGTCAGCAAGTAATGACCTTGAGTTTGATGATGATAGTATACACGCAAGTTCTTCATTTGAGTTAACTACTAAATACTACGAATCATCAAAACAAAGAATATTATTTCAAGATAGTCAAAGTATGGAAGTTACTTCTTCAGTAGTCAACGCAGCATTTACAGCAAGTGGACATATATACTTAGGTGGTAGTGGTAGTTCTTTTGGTACACAATTTACAGGTTCATTGATGGAGTATCGTTTGTATTCAGAACCTTTAAGTTCAAGTGTATTTGACAATCACGTTAGAACACCAAAGGCATATAATGGAAATCACTACTCATCATCATACGATAAATTATTAGTTCGTTATGAATTAAACGATGACAAAAATTTACAATCATCACCAGGTGTAACGAGTTCTGCACACGACCACACTTACGAAACAGGTTCAGCAGAGGTAAATGGATTTACAGGAAACTTCTCAAGAACATTAGTAGACCAAGAAAAGTTAAGAGTGCCTGATATCGGAACTTCTCGTAGAAATGCAACAAAGATTAGAATAGAGGATACAACGATAAAACAACCATTGGTGTACAATCAAAGAAAAGAAACATCTTCCGATGACTTTGCACCAATCGATAGTAACAAGTTAGGTATTTACTTTTCACCAGCTGATGTTGTAAATGAAGATATAATTTATAGTATAGCAGATTTTAATTTTGATGATTTCATTGGAGACCCATCACATCAATTTAAAAAACATTATCCTGATTTAAGACATTTAAGAAAAGAGTATTTTAAAAGATATCATAAAACAAATAACTTCTTTGACTATTTGAGAATATTAGGATTTTATGATTCAAGTGTGTTTACACAAGTAAAGAATTTAGTTCCTGCAAGAGCAAACTCTACGGTAGGTATATTGGTCGAACCAAGTATATTGGAACGCTCTAAACAAGTTATCGGAGACAGACCAGAGTTTGAAAATACATATTATGAAAATGCAGGACACTTTGATGATGGAGTTAAGGTAACAAGATACATTACAGGTTCGGATGATAATTATTTTGAAGCAAGTGGTGAATACAATACATATGATGGTGAAGTTAATTTAGCATTCTTTGATACAGGTTCATCATTAGGATTTTTAAATAATCGTTCATTAATGGTATTGGATGCTTTAGACCCAAGAAGTGAGTACGGAACTTTATATGCAACAGCTAGTGTTGAAGATGGGCCAGGTACAAGTAACAAAATATTTACAGAAGTATTACAACCAAATGTAACGGCATCAAGAACAGCTGAGATAAATGAAGAGAAAAGATACTTCTACTCAAGTTCATTGAGTGCTTCAATAGGAACAAGTGTGGCATATAGTCATTCATTCGTAGAGAGTGATATTCAAAGTGTAGCACACGATTCATCACTATTTAGAACATTTTACATTGGAACAAAATTAACAAGAGATAACACAATTGACGGAAAAGAACCAATTGAAGTAAATCAAGTATCACCAACAACAATAGTGACACAAGATTCAGACATAACTAAGTTAAGAACAGATTAAAACTAATGGAAAATTTAACTTTCTTATATTTATTAATGATTAAGAATAGTTATATAATTTCCACAGGAGCAAAATAAATGGGATTTTTAGACAATACAAGTATAACAGTAGATGCTATTTTGACAAAAAAAGGTCGTGAACTTTTGGCAAGAGGGCAGAATGAATTTAAGATTACAAAATTTGCATTAGCAGATGATGAGATTGATTACAATCTTTATGATACAACACACCCAAATGGGTCAAACTTTTATGGGGCAGTAATTGAAAATATGCCTTTATTAGAAGCGTTCGTAGATGAGAATCAGCTAATGAGATACAAATTAACAACACTTCCAAAGGAAACAGCAAAACTTCCTATATTGGAATTACCAAGTCCATCATTGACTTTCAATGGAGCAGGACAAACTCAAACAATTAATCCAAACACTCGTAATGGTGTTGATACTTCATACACATTTATATTACAAAATGCAGAAGTAGCAAATATTTCACCAGTAGGTGTTGCAGCAGCACCATCACCAAGTCCAAGAGGACGAGGTAGACAAGACGATGTCTTACTAAGAGAAGAGTTGGATATTGTACCAAGAGGTAAAAGAGTGACTACACCAATATTCTTAAACGAGGGTGAAAGAAAACGCTCAATAACTATAACAGCAAAATCAGTTAATATTATTTCAAGGTCATTGACTGCACTAACATCAACTAATGTAACGGTAGTTGGTAATCAATCAGGTGCACAATTTACCTTACCGATAACTGTAAAAGCAGACCCAAGTAAAGTATAAGGAGTAACTAATGTCGACATACCAAATATTTGATAGAGATAACGATGTAGTAGAAAATCAACGAACTACTATTTCAAGTGGATTATGGACAGGTGGTTCAGGAACATTAACAGCCGCATTTACACAATCTACAAATGGAAACATTACAGGTTCCTTTTTAGATATCTATAACGAAGACCCAAACTTATCAAGTTCAGCAGAGATTCAGTATGGAGTTGGATATGCACACTTCGATGGAAGTGGTTCAGCAGGTAATACAACTAAACTAACATCAGGCGGTAGACAATCAAAAGCATTGTATAGTCAATTCAGAAATGTATTGTTAGCACCTAATACTGAGAAGTTTGAATTTACATCTTCACCAACAGCATCAGGTGATAAAGACTTCTACTTTGTATCTTTCCAAAGAGCAAGACAAAGAGAAAAGATTGACCCAGGTAATTGGGAATTACATTTATCAGGACTAATGCCAGCAGGTGATACTTTTGATAGTAAAGTCAAATTGATTGATGATAGTGGAGCAACAACAAATGTTACTGTTAACCAAGGTGGTAGAGTATTTAATGTTGTTAGTGGTTCTATCGCAGACGGAATCAAAGTGACAGCAGCAGCTGAAACCACATTTGGTTCTTATGGATTATTTTATCCTGACTTGGGAATCATATTGTTAAATGCTAAGATGGCTGAATTGAGTGGTGGTTTATCACCTAACCCAAGAAGTTCAGATACTTTTGACAATAGACCACAAGCATTCTATAATTCAATCAAATCAGGTTCATACTTTGCAGCTCGTAGAGAAGAAGAAATAAGTTCAACCAACTTCTTTGTTCGTGTTAATAACAAGAAATTTAATTTCAGTTCTAACCCAACATTTGCAACAGGTTCGGATGGTTCTTTAACTCAAGCTACTTTCTTTAAAGACCCTAAAACTTTTATCACACAAGTTGGTCTTTACAATGATGAGAATGAGTTATTAGCGATTGCTAAATTATCTCAACCTTTACTAAACTCATATTCAAGGGAAGCTATTATTAAAGTGAAACTTGATTTTTAGGACAAACTAATGTTCAAGAATCTTGATAATTTCCAAGACCCTGCAGTTAGACCTTTCAAGGCACACAAGAACTTTACATTCACTAACAATGATAGTGGAAGTGGTGTATGGGGAATCAAAGCTCGTAGTGGGTCTTCATTCAATTATACAAGCGCATCCGACGCAATAACCGAAGTCGTATCAGGTTCGGTAACAACAAGATATTATGGATTACCAACTTGGCATATGTTGAATCAAACATTCTATGCCAATCATATTACAGCAAGTTATAATCCAGGTATATCAAGTAGAAATCTAAATACATCTGCTTCAATCATAAGTGTTGGTAGAGATTTATTTGGAGAAAAAATAAAGCCAGGTAGTATTGATTTATCAGTAACGATTGGTAGTGTAACTTTTAATATTGTTGACGATGAAGACGGAAATCTATTTGATAGTAATCACTCAGCAAGTTTCTCAACATTTAAAACAAATAATTTTGAAAGTGGTAGTACAACCACTTCAAATGCAGTAGGTAGTGGTAGTGAAGTTGGTAATGTATTTTACGAACAAGGACTATTGGTCTTTACAGATACAGGTTCTTATGCGGATGCGGCAACTTCACCATTTACCTTAAAGTATCAAGGAACTCACACTATATATGAATACGAATATCGTGTGTCAGCAAAACCTTTTGAGTTCAATACTTCAACAAATATCAGTTTAACACCTGATAGAAGTGGTAGTATTACTGTAAAAGAGGGCGCTGTATCGATGTCTAACTTCTTTCCACCAAGTCATAAACCAACAGGTCAAGGAACAGGAAGTTATGCTAAGTTCTACAACGCAGCATCAGAACAATTGCCAGTAGTAACTGGTTCAGAATTCAAACCATATGTGACAGATATAGGTCTTTACAATGAAGACAATGAACTATTAGCTCACGGAAAACTCGGAAAACCTATCAGACTTTCAGATGATATCGAGACTACTTTTGTAGTTCGTTTCGATGTATAATCTTTAACAACTTTATATTTATTATTGTATAAAACCTAACGGAGAAAACGATGTTTCATTTTATGAAGAATATGGTTATGTCAGCGGTGTTGTTTGGACTTGTTTTCGCACAATCACCAATTATAAGAGTTAAACAAATAGGAACTTGGGATACACCACAAACTTGGTGGAAAGATAGTTCTACACAAAATTTATCTAATTTTTTAGCAGAAGACGCTAGTGCGCCTGCTTTAAAAAATAATAATTTTGACTCGTGGAGAGATAAATTATTAGAGATAGAGGTCACATTAGATGATAATAATACAGGTACTAATTACATTACAGCAGTTCGATTTGACATTGCGTTTGATAATGATTT